GTATCAATAGGATCAAAAAATCCCCATTGAGTATTATGTAATACACGTGGTCCAACAACTTTAACACTAGCATCGAGTGGAAGATTAGTTTTACGTAAATGACTTAAAACAGAATTATGTGATAGACGATTTAAATCTTGTACTACTCCAATACGTTTAGTATGAGCTTTAGATCCCCAATTACCTTTAAATGCATCTTTAAAACCTTTCTCAACAATACGATTATTAAGAATCTCCTTATGTTCTTGTTGTATTAAACCATATAAATTATCTGCGTAAATAGCTTGATTAAAATAGATTTTAGATTCAAATTCAAGGATAATATTTTTTTGTTGAATTGTATAATATTCACGAAATAAATCATACATTAATGAACCAACTAATTCAATACGTTTATATTTAAAGTTATCTCTATCAGTGGGTATCTCTTCGCCAATATATGTTAATAATAATTTAAACACAATATGTCCTAGATAATAAGCTTTTTGAGTAAAATTCATTTCGCCTATATGAGGTAAAAAATAATCCGCTAATATTTCCATAACATGGGGTACAGTTTTACCCTTTGTTAATGTAGCAATATACTTAACTGCAGCATTTTGCGTTAATATACCTCCAGAATCGTGTACTGAAGGAATAAATAAATCAACCATATCTTCGTGTTTATCTAAATCTAATAAGCACATAGTAATAATTTGTTTATCACTAATATATCCAAGCGCTCTAAATACAATAAATAATGGTACAGGCTTACGAACATTTGGTATATTAACAACAATATTTTTAAAAGTGAATTTATCTGTAGGTTTCATAATTTTAACAGATAATGTACGTATAGGTTTTGAAACATTTTCTGATACAGAACGTATTTCGGCAGAATATAAATAAGTATCGTCATTTACTTCTTTAATATAAAGCATATTATCACCAAATTTTTCTTGAGATACAACAGTTTTTTCTTTACCATCAATAATAAAATATCCTCCAAAATCATTTAAACATTCGCCCATATTGTGACGAACCTCTCGTGGTAATCCATTTAATATACAATGGTTTGATTGTAACATAACTGGGAATCTTCCAAGAAAAACCTTTTCTAATGTATGATTACGTAATTGACGATTAGATGAAATCATTGATTTAGAAGTAGCTTCTTTAAATAAAATAGCATCCGCAGGTGTCATTTCAACTGCTACTTTTTTTGTTCTTTTTTTACGACGAACATCTTTATTAGAACCACCTTCAATATTATCTTCAACTATTTCGGTTATAGTTTCATTCTCAATCCCTACGGTAGAAGGTAATTCTCCATCTTCCAAAATATCAATAAATTCAATATCTATGTCATAATGAATCGTTATACCGTATGTCATATTGCGAAGACGGGCTTCATTTGGATACATAAAATGTGCGTTATTATCATCATAAATTACAGGTTTACCAAAATATACTTTTTGTCCATCTTTTCCGCCAAAATACATAATACATTGAGAACGGTAATCATCTATATTTTTGTCATAACGTGTCTGTATTTTTATAGGATTCTTCTCTTTAAAAATTTGAAAAATACCTTGCTTAAAAAAATCATTATATGATTCAACGTGGTGTCTTACTAAAGATTGTGGATTTTCTTCAAAATATTTATTAATAACTTTCCATACAGTATCATTATCCATATTTATTAATGTATATAAATTAATATTATATATTTTTATGTTATTTCTATTCATTGTTAAGATTTAGTAATCTTCATTAAAAAATATCTTTTTATATTCTATATCACCGATAATGGCTGACATAATGAATACTCTTTTTGGTCCTCTTGACCGTAAATACTGTGCTTACTTTTATCTCTTATCTATCATTGGATTTGTTCTTTTAGCAATATTAGTTCTTTCTTCATTAATGGTAGGTCTTTCCAAGGGTAAAGGACTTGATTTTTACATGCAAATGTTTTCCGTTGCTTTAGGATATGCCATTTTCTATTTCCAAAATAGATTATTACATACAATGTGTGCCGGAGTATAAATTAAATCCGTTCTAATTTAAAAACCTTTTTTTATATATAATATAAAATCAATAATGGATATTTTATATTATAGTAATTATTGTAAACATTCACAAAACGTCGTACAAACTTTAGTAAAAAGTAATTTAACAGATAAATTAAGTTTTATTTGTATAGATAAAAGGAGCCGTGACCCAAAATCAGGGCAAGTTCACATAACATTAGAAAATGGTTCAAAAGTTATTATGCCACCAAATATTCATAGTGTTCCTTCATTATTGCTAATAAAAGATAATTATCGAATTCTTTTAGGCGATGATATATTGAAACATTTCCATCCTGATATGAAAAGTAGCAATTCTCAAAATGTTGCTATGTCTAGTGAGCCTACCGGCTATTTTTTAAATACATCATCGGGTGGAACTAATATAATGTCTGATAAATTTACAAGTTATAATATGACACCTGATGATTTAAGCGCAAAAAGCAATAGTAATACACGGCCTTTATATAATTATGTTTCTGTAAAGAATGATTTAAATCTTATAAATACACCACCTGATAACTATAGGCCAGATAAAATATCTAATGATGTTACTTTAGACACATTACAGCAAAAAAGAATGGACGAAATAGGTCAAACTGGAAAACAACCTATGATGAATATATAAATATATAAATATATAAATAAATAAATATATAAAAACATATTATATATCTATATCATAATATGCCTGATAAGAGTACTGTAAATAAAGCATTTAATACTCTGCTTTTTCAATTTTTGGATGCTATCATTGAAATTTATCCAGAAGAAGAAGATATTGCTACTGCAAAGGAGTCATTTGAAACATATAGAAAAATGAACCCAACAATTATTTCCAAACTATGGTATAAAATGGTTTATACACCCTATAAGGATGTAATCGAACAAGGCGATATTACATTTTTCTTTAATAAAGATTATAATAGTGATTTACAACACGTTCCAAATTCTAAAGAAGTTGCGAGAATTATTGATAAAATTCGAACTCCAATTAGTGAAATGAATACTGGCAATCAAAAAATTTGTGCTGATTATATTTTAAAGCTAAGTAAGTTATCAGAAATGTATTGTAATATGTAATTCACAGATTTGGATGTTTAAGTTTGTATAAAATATAATAAAAACGGTATAAATGTTTTTACTATAATATATTATTATGGAGCAAGAAAAGTATAAATTATGTGAAAATGTGGATTGTGAAAGATATCCACCTGATTGGGATTTTGAAGAAGATACCGAAGACACTTATCAGCAAGGTCAATGGAAGAAATGCTGTTTATGTGACGGGTATTTTGATGATGATGGATTTGGTGATATTTTATATATACAAGAAGAGCCGTATAATAAAGAAGCTCAGTGTGACTTATGCGGAAAAACTGAAAATATAGTTCAAATGAAAGGAACAGGACAATTTCTTTGTGAAAGTGCTTGTGATGAAGATGAAGATGAAGACGAAGATTAGATTTTCTTCTATTTTTATGCTAACATAAACATTCAAAATTCTATATTATATTTAACAATTAGGTTATATATAATATTACAATGTTTTCATTCTTAAACTATCGTGTTCATAATAATCTAATAAAGTTGTAATTTCATTAGGATTCTTCTTATTAAAATATTTTTGTACGATTTCTTTTGTAATTAATATTGGTTTTTTTTTGTTTAGTGATTTAATATATATATTGTGTAAATCATTTATGTATCGTTGATATTTTGTTGGAATATAACAAGCATTTTTTTCAATATGATAATCAATGTAAATATTATGTATTGTTCTAATTAACCAATCATACATATATTTTATTGAATAAAAATCGTTTTTACGATTAGGAAATACTTTTACATACTCATCACTTTTATTTATACGATGCAAACATAAATATTGATATCTTAATAATGGATCTAGTTTTTCACTATTTTTCATCATTTTATATTCATTAGTAGATAATGATGTTTGAAATCCAGTTAATTTATTTGTTAATATTATTTTTTTTGGGGTATAATTATAAGTTAAATCTTCATCTATATCTGCATATGATGAATACACCTTTTCAAATTTAGGGAAACAAATTAGACCATTTAGATTAGAAAATATATCCCAGTTTTCATATTCTTCTTGATTAATATATTGAACCATATTAAATTCATGCAATTTATATACAGCTATTAAATATAATGATAATTGGTAAGATTGTTGTTTTTTTAATATAAAAGTATAACTATATTTTTTAGGAAAAAAATTTAATATATTTAAAGATGATATTGATTTATCTATATTTTCACCACAAGCTAATATAAATTCTTGTTCGATACTATAATATGGATTATCTTGATTTCCATTTATACACCAACTATCTATTCTGTTATCATAAAAAATTTGTATTATTTTACCATCAATATATTCAGTTATGTTAATATTATCTAATGATGGATTTAATAACTTGAACTTATTATATGTTATATTTTTTGGTGGTGCATATGCTAATATATTTTTTTCAGGAAAGGAAATTATAACAGATCTGTATATACCTGTTTCAATATCATCATTACATAACATATCTTCATCGTAATTTATTATTTTATAATAATTGTTATTTATATCTACTTTATTATGAATATTTATTTTATTATTATTATAAATATTTATAGGTACACGATGCAATATACTAGAAATTTTTATATTATTCTCCATTAGACATAGATAAATACATATCTTTAACTTATTTATTCAAAAATAAGGCATGTATATTGAAATAACAGATTAATGCAAATATAATTTAGATACATAATATATATTTTATTATTAAAATGGATACAAGTAAAAATCCAGAAGAAATTAATGCTATAGTTACTTCTAATGCTTCAATATCATTAGAGCTTGGTGATATTATTGAGATAATTTCTCCTGCAAATGATTTAATTCACGAAAGCACTATGTATATAAAATATATTGATAATCAATTAATACAATTAACCAGTGTTTCTACATTAAAAGAATATCAATTGAATATTAATGAAAATGGAGAACTTACTGATGAATCTATTATTCAAATTAATTTATTAAGTAGAAGTGATAGTAATGGTTATGCAAGACAAAATAACTTGTTACCAAATACTTGGATTAATATACATATTGGAGGTGAGGTTCCTACTATTTTAACTGGAGAAATTACTAATTTAGAGGAAGATATGATAGAAATTGTTACATATCCTGAACTTAAATATATTTATATTGATTTCAAATACCAAGGAATACCATTAAATATACCTATTGAAAAAATTATGATACGTGAAAAACCCGCATCTCTTAAAAATATAGGTTCTCTTGCATTAATAAAAGATGAATTAGAAGAAGGTGAAGAAATTCAAGTACCTGATGAAGAATTAGCTAACATACAATTTACTGACAGTGGAGAATCCATAATTAATATTCCTGAAAACACAGAATTAGATAAAAATATTCATGATACATTAGAAGAATTATATCTAGATGCTAATCAATTTAGTTTTGATGAAGATCTTGGAGAAATTAAACAAGCTATAGAAAGACCAGCTAACGAACAACGCCACGGGATTGATATTCAAGTTAATGATATGATGGATGAATTATTATCTACTATACCTACTCGCGATAGAACTGATAAAGTTATGAATAATATACATAATCTAATTGAAAAATATAAACAATTACGAGAACATTTTTCTAAGTTCGATAACAATCAAAATATATATGCTAGCAGTAAAGTTGAACCTAGTTATAAACCACTAATTCAACATATTATGAAAATGGATATTAAACTACAATGGTTATTACCTGTTATCAAATTACGACGTAAAATTTATGATGATAATAGTGTTGCTATTACAGATATTATTACTGAAGAAAGTTCTTCTTCTATTAATGAAATCAAGGATTTACAAAATATCGCTAATGAAAACAATTATACTCTAATGCAAAAAAGAATAGATGAAATTATGATTCCATTTGAGAATGAAGATAATTGTATTTATAATACACAAGTAATGACTAACTTAGAGGCAATTGTTGATAACTTAGAAGATTTTAATAGCACAGTAATTAGTAATGCCCGTATTTCTAAACGTAAATATGTTATTCAACGTTATAATCTTGGATTAACTAGACTAGAAGGACAAGATTTAAAAAGTGGCAAAACTGTTTACACTAGAACAAATATTACTGATAATGAAAGTCTATGTTTAAAATCATTAATTACTTTACCTATTCCAGCTATTCGTTTTTCAACAATTCAATTACCCAGTACTTCTATATTAGATCGTGCAAACGCACATCAAAATTATTTATTGTTATTCCGTGTTTTACGTAGTAATACTGATATTACACCACACGTTATAAGTGAATTAGAAAAAGAATTAGATTATGAAAAAATGGAAAATGAAACCAAACAAAATTTACTAGACGGAATGCACGAATTTATACTTGATGATAACGATATTGTTGATAATAATAAGTTTGAAAAATTTTTAGAGTGTTTTATACCACAAACTAGAAATCTTATTCGTATTTTCCGTAAATATATGAAAAATAAATTATCTGTAAAAAGCGTCGTTCAACAATTAGAACCATTTATGATTAATATTGGTGATATTACATACGGACAGTTTAAAGAAATTCGTTTTTTTATTAAGGAACAAATCACTAATCTTAAGACTGATATGGAGAAAAAAGCTATTGAATTAGATAAAATGTCTAATAATAAATTTAATGTTATCAAAAAACAAAATGTAATATTAAGACTCTTAGCTGATAATAAAAATATAGCAGATACTTTTTTTCATCATTATGGAATTACTGATAAAGATATTAATCTTACTAATTTAACTGCCAATGAATTATTACAACGAATTATTAGTGCAGATACAGGTAACTTATTTATGAATGGAATCACTAAGTTATTAATATCATTAATGACACCTGATAATTTACTAAGTGTTTTAAATGAACCTATCATTGATGAAATGTCTAGTGCTGATAAAATTAAATCAAATGATTGTAATACTAGATATTTATCTAAAAGATATTCTTCTATAAAAGAACTTCAAAAAGATAACAATGTTGTTGATTTATATTTTGATAAAGACCTTGATAATACACCTTATAGCATTATGGAAAAATATAAAGAAGAACAAAATAAGATGGAACCTATTCATTTTCTTGATTTTTTAACAGAAAATTTAATACAGAAACACGAATATTCTAAACATTTGGCTAAAGAACTTGCTAGTACATTAATTAATAAACAAAAATTAGTAGAAGATGGCAATTATGCAGTTGTTGAAATTAAACCTTCTTTAAAAGAAGGTATTGATGAAAGTAAATTAACTGATGATGATAAAGAAAAAATAGCCAATGAAGCTGAAATACGTAAAAAAATCCAATATTTTAAAAGGTTAAAAAATAATTGGATACCTGATAATGAAATTCAAGAAACAGCTTTTATTGATACAAGAGACCTATTTTGCAATATAAGTGAAAACTGTTCTTACAACAATAAAGACAAGATTTGTGCTTCTAATAGTGAAACAAAAATTCGTATTAAAAATAATTTAAAAGATAGTATGATTAATGAGTTTGATAAGCGTTATCAACGTTCTGTTGAAGAGCTACAAAAAGAATTAGAAGATAAACTAGAATTAAATGTGAAAATGTTAAAACGAAATAATATGTTAAGAGAAGTACAAGAGTATAGAGCTAATAATCTTGCATATACAATTGGTACAACTGTTAATAAAAACGAGCAAATCGTATCACCTCACATTACTCATTATGATTTAATTATGGGACAACCAGATTTTTCTAAAAAACAAAAAAATATTTGTGATTTTGTAAATGAAAAATGCAGAGAACCTATGGTGAAAGAATTAAATGAATCACCTAATTGGTATTATTGTAAAGATACAAATACTAAATTATTTCCTATGTCTTTATTTAAATTGGCAAATGCATTTGTTTCAGGTGATGACTATGGTCGCAAATTAGACCAAGTATGTGCCGAATATGGTATTTTAAGTGATAACGGCGACGCTATAGTTTGTAAATATAGCGGGGAAGAACTTCGTAAAATCGATTTTGTTAATGAAGATGGCTTTGATGAAGCTGGCTTTCGTATTGTTTCACACGATATTATTGAAAATGATCTAGGCGATATGGTTATGAATAAAGACAAAAATGAAAAACAAATTATATTTGAAAATGAATTGAGTGAAGTAATATATAATATTGCATATACCATAACTAGAAATATTAATATTCCTATTAAAACAATTAGTCCCTTTATTTTACGTATATCAAATGAAATTATTACAAAATATATTATGAATGAATCTGCATATCAAATAAAAGTAGATGAATTAACTAAAAAAACAGATAAGAAAATGATACCTTACGAGCAATATCGTAATGAAACTATTATTATTATTGTTTCTGCTGTTACGTTAATTAGTATTCAAACAATAATTCCTTCATTTAACACTAATAAAACATTTCCTGGTTGTGTAAAATCATTTAATGGCTATCCTTTATCAGGAATTGAAGATTTAAGTAGTATTGAATACTTAGCTTGTGTTTTACATAAAAGTAAAAGTTCTATAAAACCTTGGGATTCCATTAAAAAACTAAACACAGATAAACTTGCTACCCGTATTAAGGATGCTATTGACAAATATATTATAAATAGAAATGATATTCAGGAACTATATACTTTAAAACGTAAATACATTATTTTAAATCCTGATAAAATAATACCAAACGAACATAATATTAATAACTGGCATCATTTTATGCCACCAATTAAACCTATTTCTGTTACAAAATCATTATCATCAGTTTCAGGTGATTTTAAAAATGAATTAATAGAAACAATTAAAAAAGGTAATATGAAACAAAATGATTTAATTGCATTATTAAACGGTCGCATTTCTTTATTTGGTTATGGATTAATTGAGATTATTAACACTATTATTAAGAAAGAAAACTTATTGTTAAAAACTTCTAGTCAATTACCATTTTTAGAAAATGCGTGTTGTGATTCAATTGATCTAATCAAACCAATTCAATATTTTAATAACAAAGATGCAAATATTCAAGTTATTATTAAGAAAGTGAAAAATATGATTAAATTACAAAATTATATTAAAAATATTACAAAAACACCTTCTTTTTATCATAAGGAAAATACTAGATTAATTCAACCTGACATTACACACCGAGATACTGAAGAAAATATTTACGCTGCAATTATATATTATTGTAATTTTGATAAAAAACTACCTATTCCTAGTGATTTAACTAATATTTGTCAAAGCAAACCAGATGATTATAATAGTTCTTGGTCTATCCTAGAAAAATTAGAATTCATGAAAAGAAATGGAAAAAGATATGATGTAGATTCATTAAATAATTTAATGACTATTGTTAATAATCGTAATATAATAACAAATGATCCAGAACATACAGTTGATATAGTAAATGGCTTAAGTAATTTTATTGAATATCTAGATACTAACGATTCTACTATATTTGATACTAGATTAAGAGAACATTTACGTCTTGTTATTAATCAATATAATCCTAAACAATTACACGATACACAATCAGTTGAATTAGAAAACTTAACAAACTATTTATATGAATGTAATCAAAATTTGTATAATAAAATTATGCAATACTTTCATAAAAATGGTAATTTAGCTGATAAAGATTATAATAATCTAGCTACATTTTTATCTAATATTAAAGAATGGTCTATCGATAAAAATAATGAAAATACTGAAAATATGTACGATAATGGATTATACACTGTTGTTAAATATTTATATGATGCTACAATTATGATATCAAAAGTATTACCCACATATTTATTAAATAACAAAGACTTTTTTGATTATGTTCCAAAACACTGGGATTTAGATAAATTTCATATTAAAGATATTCAAAATATTATAGCAAAATTTTATAATAATATTGAAAAGTTTAAAGATGATAAAAGTTTAATTAATATTTTGCAAGATGTTGAAATATCATTGACTGATATGAGATTATTTTTAGATAATATACCCGTACAAACAGATATAAGAAAACAAATTATTGATGAAAATGGTAATAACAAAATTATTTCATTTCATTCATTGTTTGGTAAAGAAACACTTTATCTTTTATTTACTTACTGTTTTTATTTAACATTAAACAGATATATCGATATTAGTGATGAACCAAATATTATTAACAATGACGTACAACAAATAAAATTAAATAGACGTAACGAAATTCAAGATAATAATAATACTTCTAATTTACTTGAGGCAGTTACAACACAACCTGATGAATCTGTATTAACCGAAGTAAATATATATACTGATACTGTTAATGCTGATTTAAAAACACGTGTTGCTTCTTTATTATATCAACTTTTACAAATGCAAATGAATAATAAAACAAACATTAATTATTCGTATGAAGAGATTATTAAGAAAGTTAATCTAGCAAAGGAACGTGAAAAACAAAGTTTTGTTGATTATTTTGAGAGTATGACTATTGATAACCGTAAAGCAGAAAAACTTATGAAAAAATATAAATTAGGTAGATGGAATATAGGCACACAAAAAGGTGTTACTCAATATGATAAACAAACATATGTTAGAGAACGTGATGAACTAATAGCACAAGTTACTGATGACATCAAAAATAGTGCGAATAATAATATTAATGAAATTAGAAGAGAAGTATATGATATTGAACTTCAGGAAGAAGAATATGTAACAAATGAAGAAGATAACGAATTTAATAATATTCAAGGATTAGATGAAGATTATCAAGATGGTATTGTATACGAAGAAGATCGAGATATGGATTTTTAATTTAGAATCAATGAAAATTAGATAATTAATTATTGTATTATTGACATTATTTTTTATAACAATATTATAAATAATAATGAGTGTAAAAAGATTTGTCTATCATAATAAAGTTAATGTGTCTGTAATCTTATTTATTATTTCTATATTTGCTATTCACTATAATCAACCTTCACTTATATATAATGATGATGGTAGCTTTAGAGAATTTGGCGTTGGATACGTACATAAAACTATATTTCCTATTTGGTTGGTTGCTATACTATTAGCAATATTTAGTTATTATGCGGTTCTCAATTATTTAGCGTATATGTAATAAAATAATCGTGCAAATATATATTATATTATTACGACATATGAGTTTTCCAAGATTAATTGAAATGGTGCTAGTCTATATTTACAAAATACTTTGCAAAATTGTCATGAAACACGCACAAACTTTTACTATTATTTTTTAAATTTATCGGTTCTCGCTTTATTTATTATTATTGTAGGATTTACATTATATTACTGTTATAATAATAAATTAAGTGATTATGATAAACAACAACGATTATTAAAAGACCAAGAATTTATTGTTTCCAAAATACGATATTTCCAAGAAGAAAATCACAAAAATAGAGAACAAACTAGTTCATTTATTGGCGATTTACCGTCATTTCATACATAATATATATGTATTTTATATATATTATAGAAATTCAATATTATGAATATTATACGCGATCAAAGAGAACATACCATAACAAATAATAACACTGCTACACAAAGTCTAATTGATATTCTTGAAACTACTAATAAAATGATTGATATTTTAGAAATTAGAGAACCTTTGCACGGTGAATTAGATTTATCTTCTATTAAAAATATGGGATTTGGTAAGGTTACTGAAGTTATTATTCCAGAAGGTGATGTAGTTAGTATAATTAATTTACCTGATGGTATTAAAAAATTTACATGTTCTAAGAATTTATTAATTGATTTGGAGAACCTTCCTACTTCTCTTGAAGAATTACACATAAGTGATAACTATATTGATACTTTAAAGATTGATTATTTAAAAAATTTAAAGGTTCTCCAATGTCAATCAAATAAACTGGTTGAATTAAATAATTTACCTGATACATTAGAGGAATTACATTGCGAAAACAATGCTTTACTTGAAATTGTTTCTCTTGATGGTATTAAAAATTTAAAGGTTCTCAATGTGTCAAATACAAAAGTCTATATTATTTATGGGTTTCAAGAGGGAATTACTAGTTTTAAGATGGATAACACTTCTGATATTCATTTTCGTAATGCATTAGGTTCTCCACAATTAAAAACTAAATCACAAGAAAAAGCAGATGAATACATAAAACGTCAAAAGAATTATGTTGAAGCATTAGATGAATATTTTAAAATAAAATCTAAATACGAGAAAGATTTGTTAAAAACAAAGAGAACCTTATTTCAAAAACAACCTACTAAAAAAATGGCAATTAATTCAGCGAAAAATGCAAAAATACCTTGCATTAAATGTGGTAACCCTGTTGGAACTATATTTAAAACTGTTGATAATAAATATATAGCTATGTGTGGAAGTTCTCAAAATCCTTGTAATTTAGATATACAAATTTATAATGGAGCACTTGATATTTATAAAGAACACATGGATTCTTACAGTAAAGAACTCCAAGAATCTAAACAAAAAATTATATGTAATAAGTTAGATGCATTATTTAATTATGTTGATGAAAATGAATCTATTAATAATTTTAAAGAAGAACTAGATAATTATAATTTATTATCTAAATTTTACATTGAATTACTAGAAAAACATAATGATATCTATAACAATGATATTAAAGAGGAACTAATTGTTAAAAAAAATAAAGTAATTTATAAATTAAATGAATCTATTAATAATTTACTTCAAGAATATAAAAATACAGGTAATAAAGAATTTTTAAAAGATGCTGTACGATCACAATACGAACAAGTTAATAGTGAAATGAGAAATTTGTCAATGCTTAAATATGAAATTATTGAAATGGAAAAACAAACATATTTTAACTACGATTCAGTTAGATTAAGTCTAAACCAAAATTGTGAATTAGATATATCATCCAAATTGCATCCAAATAAAATAGAACATATTTTAGTTAAAAAACCAGTTAAATTAAATAAATTGGAGCATTCATTTCTTGAAGAACCTAATGTTATAAAATTTATTAATTAATATCATTTATTATACTATATAATGAATGATTTAGCTAGACGTTTTTATACATTTATGTTTGGATGTATTCCTATGCGTGCATTAATTGCATTAATTGCATATAAAATTAATATTGATTTATTACCTTATTTAGGAATTATTACAGCAATAATGGGATTAGGATTTCTTATTATATTCTTTGGTGGATATAGGAAAACTGGTGCAGAAACACTAGGAGCACCTATATGGTGGAATTATTTACGTCCTATTCACGGATTTCTTTACTTACTATTTGCATATAATGCTATAAATAAGTTTCCTGATTCTTATAAAATAATAATATTTGATACTATCATTGGATTTATTGCTGGTTTATTTTATCATATTAAATATGGATATTTCGCACACAAATCCACTTAATTACAACTGTTATAATTAGAAGTACCATCCCATAAAATATTATTATTATTAGCCCACGCTTTTTGGGCGCATTCTGCACTTCCTGAAGTTTCCCAACCAGAATCTGAAAAATCAATAAATTTATTGTTATTATCGTCAGTTGAATTTCCAGGTGTTTCAGTAAATTTTGTATTACTAGTTAATAAACCTACATTCTTTTTTGGGTCGGTTGGAACTTTACATAAAATATCATTTGAAGAATTTTCGGTTGCTTCCCATAAATCAGGACAAGTATTTTTTACTGGTGGAAATATGGTGTCACTATTTCCTTTGTTTCGATCATCTACCATTTTACTACCTACAAATGTTAGCATTACTATTAATAATACTATTGCAATTACAATTACGATAAAATAAAACCACTCCATTATATACTAGTGTTATAAAATATATATAATACATCATATATTCTTTACTAAATATTTAGTGGTTTATAAATTTATTTCTTAGTAGAAATTATACAAGTAAATGAATTTGACAAGTGTAGATATTTATCAAAATAATCAAATATTAAATAATTCTACTTATAATGGTAGAGTGAATATTGTAGAAAATCCTACACCTGATTTACAATTTAAAATGCAAGAAAGAATTGCTATTAAAAATAAGACAACTGAATACCGTGAAGCTGTTACTGGAGAGGTAGAAAATAATATGCTATCTACTGTTTATTTTTCTGCTGATAATATTCAAATAGTTCAAAATGGTCTTCGTGCTGGAGTTTATAAAATGTCTGGTGATAAATATGTTATTGCTCCACAAAACATTGATACTTTAAAGATTATTATGCGAGGTATCTATTTTCAACACGCTGAATATGATATGGAAAATATTAGAAATGAAGTATCTAGATTAAATAAACTTGTTTTAGATTATGCAGTTCCTAGTGTTTATAATGAAGCAGTTGGTTATGAAAAATACTGCCAAGATCAAAGTACATTAGCTATGCCTATGGAATTACCTAGACAAACTGATAGAGATTACAAAGAAATGGAAATAAAAAATTTTGTTTAAGTATAAATTACAATAATATTTTACTATTATTTTACTTTTTTATTTTTAATACTTTACTTTTAGTTACCTTTTTTACTGTTTGCTTTTCTTGTCCTAATTGAATTTTGTCACGTTTTTGTTTATATGTAGTGTAATTCTTTTTGAATAATGATAACTCGTGCAACCACATTTGCTGCAATGTTGTATTTACCAATACCGATAGTTCCTCTTCTGTATCTGCACGTTCCTTCATTATTGATGATACATTTTCTTCAGTTACTGAATCCATAGGCATTTTAATTAGATATTTATAATCGTCATCTATTTTATCAAACTTCATACCTTCTAATAACTCTGTTACTTGATTTGCTTTTTTGCGACGTAAATCAATTGTACCTTTTAAATTTTCTTGTATATATCTAGCACGATTAGATAGTCGAACTAATTTATGTTTCATATTCTTTATTAGGTTGTCTTTTCTCTTTTTATAAACATCAATTCTTACATCATAAAATTCATCTATTATTTCTTCAATAGTTTCATATTTATGCAATCTACAATCTTTATTAAACATGTGCATATTCGTTGCACTATTTGTTGTAGATAATTTTAATAGTTTATAAACACCATTACAACCGTGTTCGTCTATTGTTTCTTCTAATTCGTTTAATGAACCTTTAGGAAATACAACTGTAATATCAACAATTACTTCTGTAGAAACAGATGTAAAATCACGAATACTAGGTGTTACTTTTTTGCCAGACTTGCTTGTACCATCCATTAGTGATTCAAGAAAGGTTGTATAAGGCATAGTCCAAGTTCCAATTGGTAACTCCGTAATACGAATCTTATCATCGCCTATTTTTTCATATACACCCTTGATTAGATATTTTTTATCTGCTATTCTTTGAATACTACCCTTGAAACCTTCATAATAAGGAACAAAGTCAATATCCTTTGTTGTTTTATTATTTAACTTCTTTGATAAATATTCAACAATGGTTAATGGATTGTATGATGCAATATTACACGAGAAACCTGTTCCAATTCCTGATATACCATTAATTAAGGCAAATGGTATTATTGGAACATAAAATTCTGGTTCGACCATAGTCCCATCATCATTTAAATAATTTAATACTGAATCATCCAACTCTGGAAATATAGTACGTGTTAGACTATTTAATTGAGTGAATATATATCTCTCTGATGCACTATCATCACCTCCGTGTAATCTTGTACCAAACTGTCCGTTCGGCTCTAATAAATTTATGTTATTTGAACCTACAAAATTTTGAGCCATATTCACAATTGCACCATTTAAACTTGCTTCACCATGATGATATGCACTATGTTCTGATACATATCCTGAAAATTGAGCTACCTTAATCTCACTAGTTAGCTTACGCTTAAATGCTGAGAATAAAATTTTTCTTAATGAAATCTTTAATCCATCTACCATATTTGGGATTGAACGCGCACAGTCATATGTACTGAAATGAATCATTTCATTATTAATAAACTGTTCGTATTGTACTGTAGAATTACTTGTATTTAAATATGCTTCTTTATCATATGCTTCTAACCACTGCTTTCTATCGTCTGCACGTTTCTTATTAAAAATCTTATCTATTGTATCATCACTATTTTTTCCTGAATACACAAAATCTACTATTTTTTTATTTGCAAAATAATTCTTAAATTCTGCAGATGTTGATGTTCCTAGACCTTTAAAATATTTTATATTCCAACCACTAGGACCAGTTTCACCAAAACTATTTTTCCAAGTATTGTATTCACCATCATTATAGAATAATTTGACCTGTGCTCCCTTTTTTGCACGTAAAATTGGTGTATTCATAAACGATAAGAATCCTGGTATTTTTGTTAATGAACTCCATTCACTATGAAACAAATTAATACACAAACCCTTAATATGCGAACCATCCAAATCTTGGTCCGTCATATACATAATTTTTCCATATCGTAAATATTTATGAACGTCTTCAATATTTTGATATTCACGTCCTGTTTCTAATCCTAGAATTTTCTTAATTTCATTTATTTCTTTATTTTCACTAATTTTCTTAATTTGTTCTCCTCTTACATTTAATAACTTACCCTTTAATGGATAAATACCTATTGTATTTCTATCATCACTTGATAAACCTGATACAATACCTGACAATGCTGAAAGTCCCTCACATAATATTAAAATGCAGTTTTTCGAATTT